AATTCAGGAAATACTTGATTAAAATTAGTATTTCGTCTACGGTCATATTCGTCAACAAACGATTTAAAATCCGTTCTTAATAATGTTAATTTGTCATCATCTATTGAAGAATTCATATAATCTAGCATGCGCCGTAGTTGATCGACTTCAGAAAAAGTTAATGTAGCAAAGCCGTCCCAGACACCTCTCTCTGCTATTAGAGTTTCGATATCTTGAGTAAATGTTGCTTTAGTTTCTCGATCTAGTAGTGTCAAAGATAAAAATTCAGGGTATCTTAAAAAGTTTGTCATGAACTGAACTTTATTAAAATCGGCGTTTTTATTATATTTTCCTCTGAGATCTAAAATGTATCTCAAAAAGTCGGCATAGGTAGTTACACTGGTTAAGTTAACTGTAGTCATAATTGCAACAATAACATTTGTGTTATCTAAAACTTTTTCTAGATTAGCAGACCATTTGTTGTAATCAAGACCATATCTGATATATTCAGCAGGAGCTCCTAGTGCTTCACCACTGGTAAAAAACTGAAATTCTTTAGTATCTATAGAAATATTTTGTATCTTCGATATTATTTTATCAACTAACTCATCAGGTACACATAAGTTAGTATTGATAGCAAACACTAAATTTTTATTAGGATTGTCCTCAATATAATCTATCATTTTCCAAGCATCTTTGCTTAATAATGGTTCACCTCCGGTCAATCTTAAGGTATGTAGATCTCTATATAACTCAGGCCACCATTTCCAAAAAGCTTCAACATAAGGATTATAGTCACTATGTTTAATAGGCATTTTTCCTGTTTTTTCAAACCAATCAAAATTATTGTATTTGTATGATGTTGGATACGGGCCGTGAGTTTTAATTTCTTCAAACCATTGGCTGCTTAAATCTGGACTACAATAAGCACATTTAAAATTGCAAACATTGCTAAAACTAATTTCTAGATAAGCGGGATTAACATCTGCTGTTTTATTTTCTATTACAGAATCAAAATTAATTTTTGCCCATGACGATGCACTCTTATAAACACGATCACTTATTCTGCCTGCATCTTCTGCTTTCCAGCAATAATCACATTCACTAGGACGCTCGCCATCTAACATTTTTTGCATCTGCTTTTTTTTAAATTGTGTGTTATGCAACGCTTTATGATTTACAGCTAGTTCCTCCAACGGCACCTGATGAGGACTAGGATGGTGACAGCTATGATTAAATCCATTTTGTAGATACAATGTTAATTGATGCCATTTTGCTAGACAAAAACTCGGACTAACAGAATCTAAAATTTCAATAACTTTTTTGTATTTTTTTTCTTCAGTAAGCATTATTAAATATATTCCTTAGCCATTTAAAATCATTAATCTTTTGCAACGCTTCAGGATTATTTTTATTATCTAATCCGTATTGTCTACCCATTTTAGCACCCATTATTGCAAAATCGCCGTATTGTTTATCTTTCCCTACACTGCACCAAATATCTAATCGCTGTTGTGTTTCGTCTTCATATTGCCGTTTAATTACTCTACTGGCTAATTTGCAGCATTCTCTAAATGCCGATCTCCACGTAGTAAATTCGTCAGTATTAAAAGAATTAATATTTGACACAGTATTCATGACTTTAAACTTTTTAGATATGCTTGTTGTCATATCCGGAGTAGTTTTGTCCATATCTAATGTTAACTTTCTAGGCAATAACTTAACACCGCCATTGCCATATTCTAAATCATTAATAGGATTACGACTACGCCACACATGTACACAATTAATATCATAACTAGACATAACTATATCAAAATCAAAACTATCTTCAATAATTGCATCTCCGTCAACTATCCAAATCATATCTGTATTACAAATAGATGCTGCTTCAATGTGTGCTTGATGTATACCTTCAACCCCGTGTATTCTTTTTGCTCTAGGACACTTATTAAGTAACTTATTGTAATTTTCATCTGCATTAGATTCGTTGTAAGATATAAACACAACATCATATAGTCGATGTTTTGATACTATTCTATCGTGTTCTTTTTTATTAATCAAAAATCTATGAATAAACTCTCTTTGACTAATTTGTTTTTCTTTAGAAAATAATACTACACCGTTAATATAAATTTCGGTGTTGTTAAACAGATGTTTAAATGTATGATTTTCTTTTCTATCATGGTCGTATGTTCCATTGTTGGGATCGAAGTAAAAATCAAAGATTTCTGTGTCAATTATTTCAACTTCGGGCCATATACCCCAAAACATTTTATTTTTTAAATTTTTAAGAATTTCTAGATATTGTTCATAGCTGTGAATAACATACGTCGGATATCGAAATCTACTCGCAATTATATCATGTTCTTTTTTATCGATCACATATTGTTTTTCAAACTCTCGAGATGAAATTTGTTTATACTTACTACAGAGAATAACTCCACTCATATACGATTCATCGTTATTACATGTGTTTTTAAAAATATGATTTTCTCTACGATCGTAGGTATTATGATGACTAAAATACAATTTAAAAACTGATTCGTCTATAATTTCAACTTCTGGCCAAACTAACCAAAACATTTCATCATCAATAGACAAATACTCGTCATAATTTGAAGGTGAGTATACATTGTATTTCTTAGGAACGCTCGCTAAAATATCTATTTCTTTTTTTTCTGTAAAAAATCTATGATAAAACTCTCGTTGCGAGATGTTCAATACTTTAGGAAATAAACATACTCCATCGTGATGTTCTCCGTTTTTAAAAACGTGAACATACATGTCGTCCCACTTAGTGGCTTTATATTCTGTTAGATCAAATGTGTCTATTAGATGTATATCATCCCAGATGACCCAAAACATCTTAGTGAAAGAATTAATTTTAATGTCGTCAAAAGATCTTATGTTGGTTAACCGATGCGCAAGGGGATATTTAGACTTGATATATTCCCAGTCACTGTCATTACCTGCAGTTTTAGAAACATAAAAAATATCATACATTGGCAGGTACCGGCATTTTAAAATATGTATCGTTTAAATTCATAGTTTCATTGTAGAGATCTAAAGTATACTTACTTTGACTTTCATCTAACCAAGGCCAATCTAATCCTAAATTAATTTTTATTTTGTCTCCAAGATCTTTTATTGCGTCTACGAGACCTTCGCCATTAACTTCTTCATATGGTCTTCCGTATTGATTCCATATACCTCTAAGTATTTCAAAATCTCTAACGTCAACATAATTCCAGTTGGTGCAATTAGCCATCCAGGTTCCCAATCTTGCACCATAAACTGCAAAGATTCCGTTTTCTTCATGGCTACCAACTGTGGACCACATACGTAACCTATGAATATTATGCCACCATATTCTCTGTTGTATTTCTTGGGCTGGAACCCTAACTCCGTCGAGTAAGGTCATTTTAACACCTTCACGGAACCCTGCTCTCCAGGCCTGAAAAGGACTTCCAGTAATAACACTATCGCTAAAACTCAAAGGAAAATTTCGATATCCATCTTCCCAACAGAAATCTACCTGTCCACGATCGCTGTCTGAGTTTTCATGCGTTTTCATATTAAGCACAAAGTCTTTTTTCCAAATTTTTAGACCGCCATTGCCGTATCGAAGGCCGTTGATAACATTTCGACCGCACCATCCGTAGACTTGAATCTTAGGATCACTCATATCTAGGTCAATATTAAAAAACTTAGGATCTACAATGTTGTCAGCATCAACAGTGATAAACCAATCTGTTTCGCTAGCTTCTGCTGCGGCTTTATGAGCATGATCAGATCCCTTGACACCGTGTACACGTTTAGCCCAAGGAACTTTGTTGCATAAATCTGCATAATGTAGATCTGCATTAGGTTCATCGTAGCTTAAAAATACAACATCAAATTCAATAATTTTCATTTATATTCTATCATATAGTTTTTAAACAAGCGTCTAGTGTACACACTAAATTTAGGATAGTTAAAACCTGTAATCAATTTATGGTTTCCAGTAAGATCGTTAATTGTAACACTTACTGTTTCAAAAAGCAAGTTTGGGTCGTTGTATTCTGTAATAAAAAATTGCATTTCAGTGTCACCATCCCATACAATATTTCTTTTCTTTATCCCAGCCCTAGCCTTACGTGTTCCCCCAAATTCTGAAGACATTTCTATTTTAAAAGTATTAAGTTTTGAATCATATTTAATATAGATATCTGGGTTTTTTATTTCAGAATCTTTCTTAGAAATAATTCTATGCAGCACATCGTCTATCTTATAGGTATTTTTTATTTCTGCTACTTCTAAAGTATTTGAATTTATATCAACTATGCAGTTGTTAATTTTAATTTCTGCATTAATTATAGATTCTGCCAATTCTTTATCTATAGATATTTTGTGTTTTTGATCTTTAAAGGCATGACTAGGTCCTACACTAACTACTGCGCCGGTGTCGGGATTAAAAACCGCAACAAATTTTACAGGAGGTAATTTGAAATTTGCAAGCCAATTATCAAAATCAATTATTTCTTCCATAAAACTTCCTCGAGAATATTGATCATTTCCTTGTTAATTTTATCTTTTTCCACATAATGAACAATATCATGTTGTTGATAATTTCCTATCTTTAGTTTTCCTTTTTGATTTAGATAAAATCCTACATGATCACTCCAGCAATCAGCAGGCCATGGCCAATTCTGTATCATAGGTTTCATATGTACAACTCGGGGAAACTCTAAAGGATATGCAATATCATCGGTAATATCTAATATTTTAGCTGCCAAGGCAAAGGATTCATCTGTACCTACAACTCGAGGTTTATGATCCGATAAAAAAATATTTGAAAATTCTATAGGATTTTTTATAATATATCTTCCTAGATCAAAAAATTCTTTAACCGCTTCGCTATCTTTTTTAAAAAAGGTATACATGCTGTAAAGATTAGGGAGATCGTTTTTTATAAATGTCTTTCGATAATGATGATCAACAGCTATCTCTCCTCGATAGGTGTAGCTTTTGTTAGCAACATATAATTCGCTGTTTTCAATAAAGTATTCGACCCAATGACTGTAGTCACGCATAAACAGCATGTCAACATCTAAGCATACTGTGTGGTCAAAAGGTGTCAACTGATCCATCCAGCTACGACCATCCCAGAATGTTTCTTGATTCCATTCTATAACATGATCAAAGACCCAACTGCTGTTTAAATCTTTAAGTTTTTGCTTGTCATTGATCACTAGTGCCACTTGATCAAACCCAGGTTTTTGTGTATTTTTAATACTGATAGCCAAGGCATAGGCTAACTGTAGATAGTCCACAAATTCATTCTCTGCTACTATTAACAGATATCCGAATTTCATATCAGCTCCAGTAATTTATCGCTATGTCTTACTATACTCTGTTTATTCATTATATGAATGTCAATATTCTGTATCGAAGCCGCACAATAATTCTCATCTAATTTCGGGGATATCAGAAACGTTAATTTATCGGCATCTACAGAGTGTAGTATATCTCTGTCTAATGATGTTAACACAGGCGGTAAACATCCCAATGGTGACTGTTCAAATCCTGCTAATACGTGTTTGGCCACGCTAAATGCAATATCATTTCTGTATTGTTTTGAATCAAATCTGTATGTGTCGGCATAGTATTGATAGTTATCCTTAACATGGCGCACAAGATCAAAAAACATTTTTGAATTATCATTTTTTGTGAACATCACAGTAGTAGCCCAATACAATTTAATACCTACGTCCGAAACATAGTTATCATGATATCCTAGTCGTTGATTGTCATAGATATCATTAATAGATTCGCCAATCATAAAATCATCATCTATGTCCCAATATTCTGCCAGTCTATTGGAAAATATCAGAAAGTCTGCGTCAATCAAAAGTGTTCGTTGATATGGAGTAATGTCGTAGGCGGAATTTCTGTTACCGTTCATAAATTGAACTGTACTGCGTTCTGTGCCATCATACAACCCTCTAGAATTAGTTGACTCGGGTCTAGAAACTATAAAAATATTTTCAAAAATTGTTTGAGCACGAGTGTATATCTTAGATTCTATCATCCAATCTAACGTGGCTTGGTCAGTAACCAACGACGCAGGCTGTCCAAGATATTTTTTAGCTAATCCTCCAGAAATAATCGCCATTAATGCATAGTCCACAGTGCGATTATTATGAGCGTAGATCAATATACCTTTGTTCATTGTTCTAGCAATTTTTCTACTGATCTACTTTTTTTGAGATTTTGGTCTTGTTCAAAATACTCACTAGTGGCTTCGAAATACCTATCAAAGCATTCATCTCGAAACGCAACTAAATCCTCGATCATTATAGGGGTTTCGTTTGTATCTAATAATACAACTCCGCTGCTTCTTCCTTTGACTAGCAACATTTCTATAAAAGTCAGAAGCGTTCTGTCAATTTGAAATAGTCCACCATTATAACCTAGTGTTAACTTGGCTGCGATTTTTTCTTTTAGAATCTTACGTTGAATTGAAAACGTCTGCCTGTAATTAGCAAACTCCAAAGCTTTTTTGAGTTGATCCTTCATGTATTTTCCTTGATTATCTGCGCACTTTATTTAGCGGCTTAGAGATTCAAGGAAAAATTAAGGTGTTATAGCTGAAATAGTAACTGTAGGCAATGTTACTGTAAAACTACCCTGACTTGGCGGTACCAAAATACCTGTAGCATATTGTAAACTAACTGATACTGTGAATGTTCCGTCTACTGAATCTCCTGGAGCAGGGCCACCTGGATCTGTATAGTTATCAACAAACTCTATGTGCCATTCACCTTGGCGAGCGGTGCCTGTAGAGTTATTGCTTGCATCTAAAGTTCTAGCATATATTTTATAGGTATTAGATCCGTAAGGACTAGATCCGCTTTGACTGTACCACAACTGTCGAGTGTTGGTGCATCTGTACCAGTTTTGGCCATCATTGGGACTAGTACCAGTGCCAGGATTATTACCGCCATAGGTCTGTGTACCAGCAGTGCTGAGAATAGACGTCCATTGTGTGTTCTGAGTAGTAGGAGTAGTGCCGGTACGAGATGCTGTAAATCGAATCTGACCACCACTGTTCCAAAAATATCTAGCTTGATTACTATCAGGCCATGTAGCAGTCACTGTACACTGTATAAGGCTAGACCAATCTGCACCATATATTCCAGGCCAGGTAGTACTTGAAGGTGCGGTGGGAATGTTTATAGCTGATTGTCCAGCTCCTACATTAAATCTATTTGATATGAGTGTATTAGCTAGTGTATCGTATGTAGTAACTGGCGCATCTATAGCACTAAATCTTACCGTGTTACCTTCTACTACGGTAACT